GCAGGCAACGGTGGCTCTTCGTCCGGGTCGTACTTGTGGATCGGAATGATCCGCCCGGTTTCCTGATTCAGTTTGAAGTCCAGGTCGTCCACCAAATTCATTGGTGGCCGCTTGTTTTTCACAAGGTTGATCGTGATCGTATCCCGATGCCTCGGGATCTGATCGTCCTCGATCTCCTGAATCTTTTGCCGAATCTTCTGGGCCGTATCGTCCCGCTGAGTGTTCTCCAACTTCTCTTCCAACATTTCGATCTGTGCGTGCAGCAAGTTAATTTTGCGGCGCACACCGACCATGATGAATGCTTGCTTGTCGCCGCCGTAGGCGCCGGAAGTGATCGACACTTTCTTGCCGCCCGCACCGGAGGAGCGGGACGACTGGTGGAGGACAATGAACGGAAGCTTATGCTTCTTCCCCCACCGTTTCAGCTCGTCAATCTTTGACATGACATCACCGTCGTAGTTCAGGAGGTCGGCGTAGTCGAAGATCGCATACTTGGGTGGCTCCCCCCAAGCTGCCGTCACATCGTCTACTGCCTTGTCCATCGAGTGAAGAGTGGCGTTGTCGTCGTAGACTGCAAGGTTGCGGAACCGTGCTGCCGTGGTCCGCAGCATCGTTACTGTTTCTTCATCGCCTAACGCTAGGAGCCGTTCGATTTCTTCGGCCGACACTCCGTAGAGTGCGGACGCAAGTTTTGCCAAAACGACGGTGCGGGTTTCGTCTGGCGAAAAGAACACGCATGGTGCCCCTTCGTTTGCCAAAATGATTTCGACAGTCAAAACGGTTTTGCCGTTGTGGGCGAACCCTGACACGATCATCAGTTCGGAGGGCGCTAACCCTCTGGTCTGTGAGTCGATGGCGGTGATGCCTGTGTAGACTCGGCGTTCAGGATGTTTTGCAAAATCTATGTAGTTATCTACTTCGTCGTCAAGCGGTTTGAACTCGCTGACTCCTTCTTCTTCGAAGAGGTTGATGCGGTCCATAATTCGTGTTTCCAAATCTTCTGTCATTGACTCAATCATTGAACAGTTCCTCCCAGGCGTTGCGTTCCGGTTCGGGTGGGGTGAGTCCGTCCAAGAATCCTTCAGGAATTCCGTCCGGCAGGAAGAGGCTGCTTGCGAGGTTGCCACCTTTCGGTTGCCACGGTGGGCGTAGCGTAGCGTAACCTGCTCTCTCTACGTGCCTGGCAAACTCGTTGTCGGTACCTTCATCTTTGATCCTCGGGTGTTGCGCCACCAGGATCGTTGTTCTGAGGCTACCGGAGAAGTGGTTGATGTAGCCGTGCCAGTTGCCGCTGCCGGAACGGAACCAGATGGTCTTGTCGTCGGCAATGAGGCCAAGGTTCTCGTCCTTCGGGGGACGTTCGGAGCGGTCCCAGTCGATGAGCGGATAGTGTTTGCCGTTGGAGGCGAGCGACAACACCAGATTGTATTCCCGTTCCTTGTCTTCGTTCGGGTTCCAGATGGAACGAATCTTGCCTTTGCCGTACTCGGAGTCGAGTTTGTCGGCCCATGCCACGAACCGGTGGGTGAGGGAGAACCCCTCGATGGTCAATACTTTTTCAAAAAACGCTTGCCTAATAAGCTTGCAATCTTGAGGCATCACAGCCCTTTCAATAGGTAACTAGTGGGGGCCGCACCGAATTGTGCGGCCCCCGTTCGACTCGGGCTGGATGAGTGCTTCTTTCAGAGCATTTAACCACACACCGTGTGTGGATGTCGTTCTCCTACTTGCACTCGTTTAACAACGTGATGTTACAGTTCACGTCGTCCAGCCGCAACTCACATACCGGGCTTGATAATCAGAGTACGTCCCTGATCGTCAACACCGATCTTCGGAGTCTCTTCCTTAGCAACATGCTCCTTGTAGAACTGGCCGTAACGGCCACTGTTCGCCCAGACCTTCGTGACACCATACTTGTTGCAGACCGCAACGATGTCGTCAGGAATATCCTGAGTCATGTCTTCCGCTCGGGCCACTTCCAGCCCCTTCGTGTCGAACCCGCCGGAAGCCCCAAGGCCACCGTTCTCGGGGGCACGACGTGCCGCACGCTCCCCACCCGACTGGGTAGTAGTGACGGCCGGTGCAAACTTCTCACGGATGACACCAGAGTCATCAACAAGAACCTCGATACCCAACTCGTCATAGACGGCAGCCTTAGCTTGGCTGAACGCCTCGCCCAAAGCCTTCGTCATAGCAGCAGCGTCACCTTCCGTGACGTTGGCTTCCACCCAGGCCGAAGCCGTCGTGTTCTGGTAGGAGCCAAGGTCAAGCTTCCGTTCGAACTTGACGCTGATCTTGGTGTTGTTTTCTTCGGACATTTAATACTCTCGTTTCATGTTGGTGTGCGTGTCCCGCATTGCCCAGCCGATTGTGGCTGCGCCTCCGATAATCCACCCTGCGGTCAAGGCGGCGGTGAGCTTCACAAAGTTTCTCAAAAAACTTCGTGCAAATCTTTACGGACCAACTCGTTGGAACGTTCGTACTGTTCCAACAGCCGGTCGATTTCCCGGTCGGCTGCATCTCTGGTCTTACGGTTCCGCCAGATACGCTTCTCACGGTTACGATGCTTTTGATCTGTCACTACTCTTCCTTTACTATTCACTATGCCCATGTCGGGTGCTCCATGTAGGAGCCTTTGCATTGCGCCCACACTGGACACCACTTCTCTCCACAGAGAGCGTGGTCGTCACGTACGGGCCACTCGTCAAGATCGGACTCTACCATCTTGACCATTCTCGTCACTTGCTCTACGAGCCAAGACCATTGACCTTGACTGCGCCACACTGTGACTTCTTGCGGCGGATCATTCATGTACTTGCGGTTGAACACACGGTAGTCGAATCGGTATCCGTTACCGTGCGGTTCAATCTCTCCGAGAGCAGCAGCAGCATACGTGTATACCGTTGGCTGTACCGCCCACCGTTGCTTCTCCCATCGCTCATACTTTCGACTGGCTGTCTTCCAGTCAATCAGCCGGTTACCGTGCCGGTCCAGCACATCGGCTGTACCCGCCAGTCTAACATCCGTGTAACGGCCAGTCAAGTTTTGCAAAAACGGGACATCGAAACTCCATTCGAGTTCGATCTCGCCAGGCTGGTCGCCCAACTCTTTCCAGTCTTTCCGTTCCGCACAGTTGAACCACATTTTAGTCAACCCTGCGAGTGCCGTCAAGGCTTTCGTCGGGTCAGCACCGAACGTTTCGCACCGGTACTCGGTGCCGTTCAAATTGTAGTCGAACAGCAGGGCGGTCATAAAATCTTTCGCCCAACGTTGCGCATCGGTCAGCCGGGTGAACCCGACACCGATATCATGTTCGACCATTGCGTGGAAGCAGGTACCGACGGTAGCGGCATCCGTTTCCAAACGTAGCTCCGGTACTTTTTCAAAATCGCCGCCGGGGAGAACCCCGTTGGTGATCCTGAACTGGTCGGGGCAGTTGCGGAAACTCTCGATGTCTGACTGATGTAGCCAGAGCGTTGTGCCATCTGCTTTCATCTTACCAACTCCTTCTCGTTTTGTTGCGACTCCGGTCCCGTAAAATGAGACCCGCTACGGACATGAACACGATTGCTTTAAAGACATTGGCTGCAATCATAGGCCCCCTCACTAGCAAGACATCGCTTTGCGGTGATGTCTTACTTGTTGTTTGTTACCAGTAACGGCCACACCCCTCACGGGGTGGCCGTTGCTAGTTACTAGTATGTACCTTCCATGCTATCTCTGTCAAGGGTAGCTTCAGTGTGTCATCCGTCACCGTCTCTGTCTGTTGGCTAGGTTGTAGAGCATGACACCAACGATCACGCCTAGCCAAGTGACGCTATGGAGAGCAAGCGTTTCTGGGAAGGTCATGTCGCCACCTCCAGTTGGACTGCGTATTTGCCTGGTGCTGCCGACTCGGGCAACGTGATGCTTTCGGTCATGTCGTCTTCGATCGTGTACAAGAACCACGGTTCACCAGGCCACACTGTTCCGCTATCTTCTTCGTAGCGGCATATAGCGTTATGAGTGGGATAGCCGTCTGGTTCTGTGGTCACGATCACGATCGGGAGCACTTCGACCACCGACACCCGCATTTCGTAGGAGTGGCCCTGCACTTCGATGTTGAAGGTGTGCCGCCCGTCGATGCAGTCGGGGCAGCTTTCACGGCCACCCATGCCGCCCGAGTCTTCGCCGTACCCAGATCCGCCGCAGGTGTCGCACGGACGGACGTTCTCCTCTTCCCAGACGAAGCGGTCTAGGTCATCGAAGTGATCGACCACCAGCCATGCCGTGTCGCCGTCGATGGAAATGTCAGTGGCCGGGATCATCGGTTCTCGATTCGCCAGGCCCGAACGAACGCTGCGATACAAGGGACAATGATGACGAGGCTGAAAACGTGGTTGGCATTCATTTGGTTGCTCTCTTCTGGTGGAGTAAATCACATGTCGTGTCAATGTTGCCATCGAACACGTCTTTTTGCAAAAACATTTTGACGTGCTGCTCGCAGTCGAGGGACACTTCCAGCATGCCCTCCCGGACATACTTGGTTGTGTTGCCGTGCGGCTCGATGGCATCTTCGTCTCCGATGCCAGCCCACTGCTTCCCGTCCACGGACGGGCGGCGGTCTTGATCCAGGCGCCCCGCCTGCCCCATTACCCTCATCCCGTCACGAAGTGCAGTCGTGCTTCGACTGCCTTCGCCCTCGCTTCTTCAGGTGTGGACCCTTCGAGCAAAGCCAACTCGTACTCTTGCTGCTCGTCTTCGTCTGTGAATACTGGTTCACTCATGATGCAACCTTCTCTTTCTCGGTGTAGAACCCTACGGCTTCTGCTGCTATCGCCAGAATCTCCAGCCCCGTAAGGGTCGGAAACTTATCGAATAGATGGTCGGCCAGGGCCAACACTTCTTTCGTATACACGGTGCCACTCACTTGCATTCCTCCTTGCCTGCACGACGCAGGCGCCTGTTGTAGCCACGCTTGATGCGGGCCTTCTGCTTACGAAACCCACTGTCCGATGGACGTGGGGCATACACGAACCAGTCAACACCGAACACGTCAACCTCGTCGCCATCGACCATCGGAATGCGATCCTTACGCATCTGCTTCTCCTTCTAATAGTTTTTGAAAATCTTTGAACATTGCTTCGGTGCTGCCGTAGACTTCTGCGGCTTTCACCCGGTCGGGGCCGAACGTTCCCGTCTCGGCCCCCTGCTCCTCCAAGAAGTCGATGCACTCGGCAATCACCGAATCCAACTGCTCCCCTTCAGGGATGAGCGGTTCGTCAGAACCGGACAACATCCCGATCAACAAGATACCGTCCCCGTCAGGGGTGGCGACTTCGGTCGGGTTTTCAAGTAGCTGCTCTGGGTTCATCATGAAGTGTAAAGCCTCGTGACTATCCATCGTAATGTACGTCACTACCGAATACCCATCGACCGCCGTGAAGTGGTACAGACTTGGTGCGCCACAAGGGCAAAGGTACCCGTCTGTTTGTTCATGAAAGTCATCCTCGTTGGAGCCAGGGACGTTCACGATACGGATTCGCATACCGGCACCTTTGATGTAGGTGATGTAGTAGGCGCCGACGAACCCGTCGGGGTGCGGCAGCATCAAGCCGTCGTCATCCCCGACGGGATACAGGTCGCTCATGCTTCACCGTCCAGGATGGCCGTCAGCGCTGCGTCGGTCATGGTGGGATCGGCGTCGGGGAAACCGACGGTCAAGCCCATCATGTCGATCATGGCAAACACGGACTCCCGGACGACGGGTGGCGGGTTCAATGCAAGCTCCCCCATCATGGTTGCGTCAATCTCTCGGATCGTGGAGTCGGGGTGGTCGAGTCCCTTTGCGATTGCGATCAGTACCGTCTGGACTGCAAAGTCACAGAATTGGAGGATGACTTCGAGGGTTTCGGCGTCCATGACGCCTTGCCCTTCGGCCTTGAACATTTCGCCGGTCGATCGGATCAGGGCTTCCCGTTCCTCTCGTGTCTCGCACTTGTTGAATGCTTCTTCGAAGTCTTTTTCTGACATGCTCATGAGTTTACTTCTTTCTTGTTGTGGGTTTTTGAAAAATGTTTTGTCGGTCGAGGCGTTTCGCACGCCTTCATGAATTTGCGGGGCTTCGGGCTAGTCATCAGGGTCCAGCGCCGTTGGGCGGTAGCGTCAGCTCTCTTCGAAGTAGTCACTGTACCCGTCCCATGCCTTTCCGATTACCGGTACGTTCATCCGGTCGAGGAACGCTGTACGGTAGCGTTCCTTTTGTGAACGTTCGGCAGCCAGCTCGTATAACGCATCATCGAGTTCACGGATCAGGCCTAGGTGCTTCTCTCGGAGGTCCAGGTATCGTTCCGCCAGGATTACCGAGGAACGCTTGTACTCCTTAAGCTGCTTCCGTGAGGTCAAGATATCTTTGATTGTTTGCATGATTCCTTCCAACGTTTTTGCAAAAAGCAGGGTGCTGATTGCCATTCTATTCACTTCAATTCGCTTGCATTGCGGGCAGTTGATAAGCGTACCCAGGCTGTACCGTTGCCGGTACGGTTTCGTCAGTCAAACTCGATGACTGCATCGGCGTCAAGCGTACCCAACTCCTTGAGCTGATCGACGACCCACTGCATCGCACGCTTCGCATTGCGCCCCTCGTCAGGATGACCGGTCCACCAACCCTTGCCCAAATCGAGAGCAAGCTCTGCGCCCAGCAACTCCTGGTGGCAGATGCCAGCCGGACCGCCGTAGCCGCCCGAAGCCTGGAACCCGTAACGCTTACGGATCGCCGGAGTCTCGCCCTCTTCGAACCCGAACAGGAGCCGCCGGAGCCAAGCCGGATTACCGACAGCGAACTCCACCGCCGACTCATCCATGATCTCGCCAGCCTTATGCAAGCAAGTCAGCACACTGTACAACTTCTCAGACGTGCGCCCCCTGACCGACTGCTCCGACCAGATCTCCAACTCGTAACCCAGCAGGCGCAACGCCCGCACCAGAGCGATAGCCGCCTGACCTTTTTGAAAAAGTTCCTCAGCTTGCACGCCGGACGAGATACTGTGGCCGATCACCAGACACAAAGCCCGTTTCGACGTTGCCTCTTCCGTCGGCATCCACTGGCGCATATGATCCGGCTCGCCGTCCACGAAAGCCTGCATGTTGACTTCGAAGCCCGAAGTGTCGGGCATCTCCACGAAGTTCTGGTCAGTGTACTCCCGCAGCTTCGGGATCAGCTCGTCAAACATGTTGCGGAACTCTGACACGTCGCCCGGCTCCCACGTACCTTGCTTGGCGAAGTCTACCGCCTGATCGAACGAGTCGCTACCGGACCAGCCGCCGCCCCTATGGGAAGCGGACTTCGGATCGGCCCGCTTAGCCGCAGCATTCACAAACTCGTGGATGCTATCGTTCCAACGCATTTCATATTGGGTTGACATATCGTTACCTTACCTTTGATCGAATTGGATGTCAAGAAGTTTTTCAAAAACTTCCAGGGAGGGACCGGGCAGAAGCGCCCGGTCCCGAAACACTTGACCGTCAGCCCTTCCAGGCCTTGATCTTCGCCACCTGATCGGACGACAGCGAACCGAGGCACGTGTGCTCCAGCGCCTCCAATTGAGTGAACGCACCGGCACCCGGAGCGATCAGCCGTGCCCCGTTAATGCTATCTCGCATCGTCACGAAATGCTTGATACGGAGCTCGTCACACGCCCGACGGACGTGACGGATCTTCTTGAGCCACTGCTGGCCCTTCACGTCACCGATCAGACCGTTCACGATCTTATCTTCCAACACCTCGTCCGTCATGATCTGAATCTTGACGAACCTGTTGAGGGTCGCCGGGTCCAGCCGTTGCCGACCGGCGAATTCGGCCGTCGGCCCCGTCCCCAACGTGTTGGCCGTAGCGATCGCCACGAAGTCAGCGTGACGCTTCGCGATGCCATCAGGGAACTCCATTTGGTTATTTGCCAGACCACCATTCAGCACTGCCACGATCGCCGGGTTGGCATTGTCCAGCTCGTCGAGCAGCATGACCCCACCGAACTCGTAGCGTTCCCGGAACACGGTACGCACGTACTCGCCGTGAGCATTATTGAATCCGAGGAGCTTGCTCTCAGTGGACATCGGAGAAAACGATGTCACGCCGAAGGCTACGCCGAGCGCTTCAGCGATCTGCTCCACCATGTGGCTCTTGCCGGTACCGGGAGGACCCGGCAAGTACAAGTTCACCTGTCGAGCGACTGCCGCTAGAACTTTTTCAAAAAGTTCGTGAGTCCGGCCTTCGACCTTGCCGACCTTACCCTTGCCGACCTTAATGAGCGTACCGCTACCGGTCCCGCTGCCGCCATGCTTCGAAGCGACCTTGTGCACGTAGTCGGCCATGCTGCCAGCGTACACGCCGTCCCGCTTGTCGATCAGCGGGGCAAAACGCTCCCAGATCTCCAGCAAGAGCCTATCGTCGGCCAGCTCTTCTTTCTCGGCCTCTTCCTGCTCGCCCATATCGGGATTTTCAAAATCTTTCGGCACCTCTTCCTCCTCCTTCTTGTCGTCGGCGCCGTCGGCGCCGCACGTCGGGCAATCCTCACCGTGGTCGCCGCCCTTACCGCCGCAACCCTCGCAGTCACCATTTTCGTCTTTTTCAAAATCTCCCTCGCCAGCTTCGCCAGCTTCGCCAGCTTCGCCAGCTTCGCCAGCTTCGCCAGTCTCGCCAGTCTCGCCAGTCTCGCCGTCGGCGCCGTTTTCGTCGCCGTCGGCCGGATCTCCGCCGCCGATACCGCCCGGAGGATCGACCGGCGACAGAGCGGCGTACCATCCGACGACCGAGACGTCGACGCCTTCCAGGTCCCGCTTCAATCGCATCGTATCCATGACGCCCAATTCCCCAACCGACATACGCCTTCCCATATCGGTGTGAATGACGATCTGGTCGTCGTCCCCATCGCCAGCTCCTACCGGAGTGCCGAGCATATCGTAGTTGTCGTAACTCATTTTTTAAAAATTCCTTTCATAGCGCCAGTCTCATCAGACCGGGAGCGGCGAGCTTCCCGATGACACCTACCTTAGCAGGGTGTTTCGACATGTCAACCAATTCTTTTTACATCTTCGACCCAACCGTCGATTCGCTCTTCCTCTGTCGGGCCATCCAGCTCGTCGAGCCAGACGACTCCCAGTCTTTCCAGTAGTCCCACTTTCGTCTCGTGTGAAAGGTTACTGTTCAAGACGGCTACGATCATCGGGGCGCAAGTATCTTCTTCGGACATTCTGTTCTCACTTTCAATGTTGGATATCTTTGAAAAACTTCTGGCAAACAATCGAGAGCACCGACCGACCCTCGGTCGGTGCTCTCTCAATTCGTCAGACCTCGTTATTGAATGCCCGGACAATGAACATGATCTCGGTCGCTGTTGCACCCTGGGCCCGGGCGGCCTCCAATGCCCGGGAGAGCATACCCTGCCAGGTCTCGGCGCCCTCGTCGTCTCCCTCGTCGTCTCCCTCGTCCTCCGGCGCATCCGGGTGCACGGTAGTACCCTTCGCAATCGTGTAAAGTTTCTCGATTGATCCGAAGATCTCCCGGATTGACTGGCCCGCACCGAGTCGAGTAGTACCGTCGAATGAGCCGAAGTCTGCCATGAGGACTGACAGGGACGGCGCCGAAGGTGCGCCTGCCATCTCAAGTTCATACCAGGCGAGGAGATTATCGGCGCCGGTCTTCGCTTTAGCGTACGAGAGGTTGCAAGCGGGCGACATCGGGTTGCCATTCTTGTCAATCTCGCCGAACGTACCGGCCAGGAACCGGGCCAACGTCCCGACTGTTCGGATCTTGGAAGCATGAGAATCAGAGATACCCATAGCCTCGCTCAAGTCTTTAGGCTTGGCAGACTCTCCCCCATTATCGAGAACAAACATCACGCCGGTTACTGACAGGATGAGAGTCTCGGCAACTTGCGAACGAGCATTCTCGATTCTCTTCTCGATACCTTGCCGGACGGTAGAAAGAGACGAGACGAAGCGTTGCGCAGTATTGATCGAGTCGATATCGGTTGCTCCGAGTGCGACTGTTGTAGCGGTGGAAACGAATGCGTTTGACATGATGGTGACCTTTCCGGTCGGTAAGCGCTTGACCGGATTGTCCGGCGGCAAGAACAGTTCTACTCCGCAATTTTTAAAAACTCAAGTGAATCACGATCTTGTAACACAATCGTAATATAAGGGACATCGGGTCCTTTTCTTGGTTGGGAGGAACGTGCGGGCACGCACGTAGCGAAACGTCGGACGAAAGTCAAGACGTTTTACGAAACGTAAAAACAACAGAGCCTAGCGTCAGCCTGTGGAAAACCCTGTGGATTCTGTGGATAACTATGGAATGCCGACTGGCATCACTGACAGTGACCGGAAAGGTTGACGGAAAGTGATAATCGACGCCGGTAATCGCACGATACCGTTACAACGTCAAACTAGAATGCCCGGAGAGTACCCTAGAACGCCACCTAAGGACCTCAACGTGCCCTACGGTAACGATGGACCGGGAAGGCAATCTACGAGCGTGACGAGCGACAGAGCGCCTGCACCGAACAAACGTTCTGTGGATAACTACCCCGGAGACTTGCGAGCCGAGCCGAGCCGAACGAGCCGAGCCGAGCCGATACCTACACGACGCAACCATTGCGCAAGCAACCATTGCGGACACAACCAACACACGACGAAACAAGAAACTTGACGCCACAACCATTGCGGACACAACACTTGCGGACACAACAATTGCACAAACATGAACACACCCCGATCCCCCCGACTAGCCGAGGCCGGGTATAGTGGTGCCCCCAGCCCCCACAGTTTTTATGGTTGTTGTTGGTTCGGTACTTATGCTATTTTAGCGTGTTTTAGCAGGAGGAAGGGGGGAGGGGTCAAATGCTGTGCGGGATGTTAGCCGTTTGGTATGTACTCGTATTTGTCCGTACCTTTATTCCCGACTAGTCTACTAGGTTATTAACTTCTTGTAACTTTCTTGTAACTTTCTTGTAACATTTGTGTGCGTTTTCGGGACTGTTTCGGGATAGTCCCTGGTACCTTGATTTTGGGGTGTGGAACGTAACTCGCTATTAGTGTACACTAGTTACATACTAGTAAGCGCTTACCGCTTCCAGCGGTAGGAGCGCTTGCTTGTTAGCTAGTAAGCTAACAAGATTCACTCTTCCAGAGTGTGAATCTTACTAGTAAGACTATCAACCAACAAAGCCCTCTTCCCAGTAGGGAGAGGGCTTACTTGTATAACCGATCCTCCCTCGCATTCGCTCGGGTGTCTGTTATCAATCGTTGCGGACGGCAGAGTCCGCAACACAAGTGGGAGCTTATGACAAAGCATAAAGAGTACAGGACAGCCGCACTCGATGAGGCAGTAGTGACCGGAGGAGTCCCCGGCAGACCATCGAAGAGGTCCATGAAGGACGCACAGCGCACGCTGAACGATAACCAGTTGCGTTTGGCCGTCTGGCTGTCAATGCCAGAACGGCACAGGAAGCCCGCTACTCAGAAAGAGTTTTGTGAGGAGATCGGCATCAGTCTGATGTCTTTCCACCGTTGGCGTAAAGACCCGAATGTCGTGATGGCTACGAGATGGCTGACGTTGAATGCTGCCGGAGACCCCGGAAGGGTCTCGGCGGTACTCGATTTCTTGCATGAAACGACTCTGGATGAGTCGATTTCAACAAAGATTCGTTTGACGGCTGCCCGTGACTGGTTGAAAGCTATCGGGGTCCACGAAGCGTGGAGCTACGATAATAAGCTCCTGAAGATTCAGGATGTGGATGAGATCAATTTGGAAGACCTCTCGGATGAAGAGATTTGGGAGTTGTATAACGAGCGAGCCAAAATGATTGGCCTCGGAGGAGAAAATGGTGGCGATCCACAACGTTCAGGGCCAGGCGACGATGAAGAAAACGTCGAAAGCTGGGAGGTTGAACCCGGAGCTATTGGAACGGGAGATGAAGTGGAGGACGTGGTTTCCGAAGGACATGACGATTCGTCCTCGGGACATGTCGGAGGCGGAGATAGCGCAGGCGGTTGAGGCGTTTCGTGCGTTCGCTGAGGACGTACTGGTTTTGAAGGTTCCTGGTAAACGTATCCCGTTTCGTTTGCGTGATGCCCAACTAGAGACTGTTGCGGACATTATTGGGAACCGTAACGTCATCATTTTGAAGGCCCGTCAGATCGGGTTTTCGGCTCTGATTGCCGGTTTGTGTTTGTGGTTTGCTATGGGTGGTGCTGACCGGCAAATCTATATGTTGTCGAAGGGGCAGCGGGAGGCCCGTGCCCTTCTTCACAAGTCCCGTTACGCTTACCGTATGCTGCCTGCTTGGGTGCGAGATAAGGGTCCGGCTTTGACGGACCGTACGTTGGAACGGATGTCGTTCGAGAATGAATCCTTTATTGTTTCGTCTCAGTCTGCTTCTGACCCGATTCGTGGTGAGACGGCCTGGTTGGCTGTGGTTGACGAGTGGGCGTCTATTAACGATCAGGAGGGTGCGTGGGCGGCTATTGAGCCGACCGCAGACTTGGGGGGCCGTATCGTTGGTCTTTCGACCGCTAAGGGTGAGGGAGACTTTTTTCATGATCGTTGGGTGGCTGCTACTTCAGGTAACTCTAATTTTCACCCCATTTTTCATTCTTGGCGGGCGGTTCCTGAGAGGGATCAGGCGTGGTATGACGATAAGGTTGCTAATAACCCGAAGTGGTTTGTGGCGCAGGAATACCCGTCCTCTCCCGAGGATGCTTTTATTGGCTCCGGTAACCCGTTCTTCGATTTGGAGCCGGTGCGACTTTGGGAACTCAAGGAACCTACCGGATTTTTTAATGTAGAGTTCGTTGACAAAATAGGCAATTTGGTCGAGTCGCCTCGGGGCGAACTCGCTGTTTGGCTGCCCAGGGATCGGGACGGGAACTGGCGGTTTAATCCGCAGTCTTCGTATGTCGTTGGGGCCGACGTTGCGATGGGGTTGGATCGTGGTGACTGGTCTGTAGCGTACGTTTTGGAGGCTGTTTCTGGGGAGATTGTTGGCATGTGGCGGGGCCGTTGCGCCCCGGATGTGTTCGGGAACCAGATTTTGCCTGGCATCGGGTCGTTTTTCAAAAACGCCCTGGTCAACGTAGAGATCAACAATCATGGTTTGACGACTTTGACGGCTTTGCGGGATTGCGGGTACGAGAATCTGTATCGTCGTCATTCTAAGACGACGAGGCAGGAAACACGGTTGGAAACGTTGGGTTGGTTGACGACTTCTGCGAACAAGCAGCCGTTGGCTGACGGTATCGCTACCTGGATTCGGGACGGTCATCAGGCTTGGGATCGGGCTACGGTTCACGAGATCAAAACGTTTGTTCGGGAGCAGCGTGGGGAGCGTGTCAAGTTGCATGGTTCCCCGCACGATGACTGTGTGATGGCGCTCGGTATTACTATCGAGTGCCGCAGGTATGCCCATGAGCATCAGATGATCTTGCCGACGCCCGATAGGCGTGGCACGATCGACTGGTTGGATGAACAGTTGCAAGGCGGGCGCAGTAAGGGCCGCAAGAGTTTGACGCCGGTCATTTAGGAACGGATGGAACATAATATGCTAGTAAGTGAGATGCTTAGTACGTTGAACTGCAAGAAATGCGAGACTGATCGTCTCGCAGAGGATTTTTACAAGCGTCGTGAGGCGCTTGACTCCACTTGCAAGTTCTGCCGGAGGACCGAAATGATGTCACCTGAGAAGGTGGCTCAACGGAAAAATTCCTATTTCAAAAATACATACGGCATTACGATTGACGACTACAACGAGATGTTCGCAGAGCAGAATGGCTGCTGTGCCATCTGTTCCGGGCACCAATCAGAATTCAAAAAGTCTCTGGCAGTGGATCACTGCCATGAGACTGGAATCGTACGAGGCTTACTTTGCGATCACTGCAACCTTGCCCTTGGCAAGTTTAAAGATGATCTCAACCTCGTCAAAAGTGCGGCCCGCTACCTAAGCGAGACGCAGTAAAATGATGGTTTGTACAGACTGTGGAAACGAAGCTCCACTATCAAAGTTTAATACTGAAAGTTTCAGTCCGACAGTTTGTTTCAAGTGTCGTGTCTCTGGTGTGTCTATTGGTTTCGGTGGCTACCGAAGCGCTTTTCACGGGGACGGTCTCGTTGGAGGCACCATTGCTTCCGACGTAAAGAATACGATTGCAGAAGGTCGAGCACTGGGTCATGATCCCGTGCCGGTGAACGCACCTAATCCCGGTGTGTCACAGAAAACCTTGGATGTCCTAAAAACTAAATCGGGATTCGCAACAACTGGTGGCGGGGGCAAAACGTGAGTGACGGGTACACAACGAGCAACTATGATGCTGCGATGAACCAGGCCGGTACGGCCACGGGCAGCAACAAGGACAAGGGTTCCGTTGGGTCTAAGCTCACGTTGATTGAAGCGGCCAAGAACTTCAAGAGTTCTGGCCGGTGGGATGAAAGATTTTCGGACTTCATCGCTATCTATTCCAACAAGTATCCGTACACCGAGATCGGTCAGTACGATGACGTTGTTGTTCCGAATATGGTGTTCTCGACGGTCAACGTTATCGTCCCGTCGATTGCCGTGAACGTTCCCAAGATCAATGTTGGTCCGGTCCACCCGGACTATATTGATTCGGCCCAGACGGCTGAGGCTTTGGTGAACCATCAGTGGCATACCGGCCGGGTCCAGGACGAGGTTCGGGACGCTATCAAAGATTTTGTTATCATCGGGCACGGTTGGGCTAAAACTACCTGGGATTCTCAGGAAGAGGAAGTCGATTTGACGGCCGAGGAGTTCGAACTGTTGGCTGCTCAGGCTTTGCAAACCAAAATGCAGGCTGAAGCTGCGGGTCTTGGCGCCGAGTTCCCGTCTAACGAGGAACTGTTGAAGGAATTGCCGTCTACGAAGACGGAATTGACGGTCGATCAGCCGCTCGTTATGCGGGTTTCGCCGTTCGACATGTTTTTTGACCCGGATGCCAAGCGTTTCAACGACATGCGGTGGATCGCACAGCGTGTTTTCATGCCGTTGGAGGTCGCTAAGGCTAACGAACTGTGGTCGAAGGCTGCTCGAACCAAGTTGCAGACTGTTTCTAAGTCCCGTCAACGTTCTGAGGTTGAGGTTGACAAACATTCTGCCCATGCGGAGCCTGTCGGGCAAGAATTTGTTGAAGTTTACGAGTTTTACGACCTTATCACAAACAAAATGTGTGTGTTTGCTGAGGGTTGCGATACGTGGCTGTTGAAGCCGACGGTATCGCCCTATCCGAACGTTCATCCGTTCACTTACATCCCAAACTATGAGGTGCCGGAACGTTTCTTCCCCGTCGGGGACGTGGAAACGATCTTCCCCCTTCAGGTAGAGTTGGGTATGGTGCGTTCGGCGCAGGTCAACGACCGTAAGCGTGGCGGACGTATCACTTTGTACAAGGAAGCGGCTCTCGGGTCGCAGGGTGTGTCGGATATGAAGGAAGGGAAGGACAATGCGTTCGTCCCGGTCCTGAACAACACGCCTTTCAATGAGGCGTTTGCCCAAATTCAGCCTTTGGGTTTGCCGCCCGAGTGGTACCGTTCGGATCAGCAGTCGTTGTCCGATATTGATTTGGTTTCTGGTGTCTCAGAGTACCAGCGTGGCGGTCAGGGCGATATTCGCCGCACCGCCACCGAGGTCGGGTTGATGCAGGATGCTTCTAATGCCCGTTCGGCCGACAAGCTCGCTAAGGTTGAGCGTGCGATGGCCGAGATTGCTGAACAGATGATTAAACTGTCGCAACAGTTTTTGGAAAAAGAAGATGTTGCACGGGTCATGTCGGCTGGGGCCGCAGAGTCCTGGGTGCCGTACTCGGGTGAAGCGATCCAGGGCGAGTTTTTGTTTAAGGTGGAGGCTGGGTCTACTCAGCCGATGAACGAGTCGTTCCGCCGCCAGCAGGCCATGCAGATGATGGATGCGTTTGGCGGTCTGATTGGTTCGGGCCTGTTGAATGACCAAGAGTTCATTTCGGAAATCATGCGGATGAACGGCATTACCGATGTGGCTCGTCTGATGGGTCCGGGTGCTCCTGATCCTGTGCCGGAAGAGTTGCCGCCGGAGGAGATGCCTCCTGGTGTGCCGGGCGGTCCTCCCCCGCAGGGGATGCCGCCGCAGGGTTTGCAAGGCCAGTCGCCTCCTGGCGCTGGCCCTATGATGATGTAATCTTAGCGCTATTGTGAAACGGTATCATGCTGGCCTCATACGTCAGAGTTATGGGTTCAACTCCCATTGGCGCCACCAATCGAAGGAGAATACATGCAAGAACCAACTGTAGTCTCTGAAGTCCCCGTCGATCCTTTCGAGGACGACGAACCAATCGAGGGTCAATGTGACCTATCGAACCCAGAGATTTGCGAATCCTGCCAGTAGGCCGGAACGTAATCTGTTTATATATAGGCGGACAAGCGAGAGCGCCCCGCAGAAGGAAGAATGATGACCAATTTAGAGGACGTTTTTCAGGAAGTCTCCCAGGAGACTGCTGAGATCGAAGTCGATAACTCCCAGGAGACCGACATCGAAGAGTCACCAGAGGTCATGGATATCGACGGCGAAGAGCCGGTCGAAGAAGCAGATACTCCAGAGATGGAACCTGCGGAAGCGGTCGAGGATGATGCTGCCGATGTTTGGACAACTATTCTGGAACAACACGGAGACGTGGAAGTTCCTTTGCAGGTAAACGGCGAGACCGTAATGCGGCCGTTGAAAGACCTGCCTGGAAACGCAATGATGCGGGAAGACTACAGTCGTAAGACTGCCGAACTGTCACAGCAGAAGTCTGCGGCAGAGTGGGCTTACGACGTGCAGGCCGCTTTCCAGCGTGACCCACAAGCAACGATTGAAGCCTTCCAGAAGGCTTACAAGTTGCAGGGCAACGCAGGCGAGCAGCAGCCGGTAGCGGACCCGTATGAGGACTATGATCCTGATGTTGCGGCAGTGATGCGTAAAATGGATGAGCAGAATGCGATGCTCCGGTCAGAGCTTGATTCCGTCAAGCAATTTCAGGAAACAACGCAGGAACGTGAATTCCGTCAAAGCATTGAGGCCGAACTCGCTTCAACTCTCTCACAGTTTGAGGGAGTGGACGAACTGGATGTCCTCGCTTTTGCTACCGAGAACAGATTGCGGCTGCCGATGGCTGCCGAAATTCTGTGGAACCGGCAGCAGAACGACAGCAAAGCAACCTCGGCGGCGGCGCAAGCCAAAGCCAAAGAGTTGTCTGCTGAACGTTCAGGGGCAAAGCGTAAGGCAGGTAAGGATGCGGTGGCAGCCACCCCCAAGGGCGGTTACGATGTCGAGTCGGATGCAGGCGACTTTTCAACAATCGGAGAACTGTTCGAGCTTGAAATGCTCAAGAGCGGTTCCACTTAAACTCTTAGGAGGCCATCATGGCTTTTGATAACATTGTATCAACCACACTGGAACGGTACTTTACCTCGGGTAAAGCTACCAACAACATTTTTGCACGCACGGCAGTCCTTGACTTCCTGAAGCGTCGGTCAAAGATCAACGCACAAGGTGGCCGTCAGGCCATCATCCCAGTCATGGGTGCAAAGAACACGACGTTCCAGAACTACAGCGGCTACGACACTCTGACCCCTGCGGTCGATGAAGTGATGGACACCGCCACTTACGACTGGAAGCAGTCCGCTATCTACATCCCGATGTCGGGTATTGAAGAGGCTAAGAACAGCGGCGACAAGGCCGTCATCAAGCTCATTACCGCTAAGACGGAAAATGCTGAGATGACTGCTGCCGACACGTTCGAAGATCAGCTCTTCAACGCTACGACTGCCGGTACCGCTGACGCTTGGTCGTCTGCCGGTAAGGACTGGGTTGGTCTGGCAGAGATCGTTGGTACTGGCGCACATGCCGGTATCACTGGTGCCTGGTGGGAATCGTATGTCGAGGCCACGGCCGAAGCGCTTTCGCTTACGGCCCTCTCGACCGGCTTCAATAGCTGTGCGTACGGTTCCGACAAGCCCGACTTTGAAGTCACGACTCAAGCTCTCTACGAGAAGTATGAGTCACTTCTTCAGGTCAACCAGCGTCTCACGGATGCGAACACCGGTAAAGCTGGCTTCGATAACCTGATGCACAAGTCGGGTGTCGTTGTCTGGTCGGATTACACGCCTGCTGGCGAGTGGTACTTCCTGAACAGCAAGCACATCAACCTGACCGTCCTTGACGGCAAGTGGATGGACTTCCGTGGCTTCGTGGAGCCGTACAACGTCGATGCCAAGTATGGCCTCGTCCTCTCGTACGGTTCGTTCACGACTGACGGTCGTCGTTACCTCGGTAAGCTCTCCGGTAAGACGGTCTGAGCTGACTAGCCTGCCCACCCCTCCTTCGTGGGGGGTGGGTTTTGGTGTGTTGTTTTTGAAAAACTTTTGAAGGAGCTTCCTTATGGATAAGATTTATGCACATTTCAATAAGGCGGCGAAAGCTTGGGTTGCGGCCATCATCCCGATTGTGACGGCTTTGCTGGTCGAAGCGTTCACTGACGGTACCCGCATTGACCCGGATGAATGGTTCGCTGTTGTCGGGTTGGCGAGCGCCCAATGGTTTGGCGTCTACTTTAAGACGAACTACCAGACGGCTGAAGCGACCGAAGAGGTCTGACTGTGGCTGGGGTATCGTTAAACGATGTCGTCACCGACTGGGGTTGGCCGAGGGGCGCACGGGATTACAACGCCGCTAAGAATCTTGTTTTGAATGGCGACACCCAAGACGAGTTTGCGGCAAGGTTCCCTACGCTTTCATATAACGAGGCTTTGAGGCTGGCGGCCTTGACGTTTCAGACAGATAATATTTCTCTCGGCTTGGACAGGATTGTTTTGGGCCTCGATAACGTTGTACTTACTTACTAGTTAGGGCTTAACATGGCAGACCTTGAATTGGATAGCGACATTGCGGTTGACGCAATCGTCGCAGCATTACCTTCTAAAAATGTGAACGTGGCGGCATTCACGGCGACCGGGGATGTGACGGTCCCCGATTCCACGGTAGCAACTGAGGCGTTGAATGTCCAGACCGCAGACGCT